ATTTTACGTATATACGTGCGGAATTTACATTTGGGTCGTTTGGATCGTTCTCTTGGTATAATACTTGTCCTGTAAGTTCTACGGGGTTTCCGCTTATCGCTGTAGCACGAATAATCTCTCTTACAGTGTAAAATGCGTCACTAGGTTTGAATATTCTGTCTTTGGGGTACTCAATAACTGACTCTACACCAAAGAGCACTCTCATCAAGTACTTAAACGACCTTGATGTACCCTTAGCAGCATAAAAGTCCTTAAGACGCTTAGTAACTGTTGATTGTTGTATCTGTGGAGCAAACTTGCTTGGGAATGACTCAGCAAACTGATCTCTGAACCTCTGTAGTAAGAATAGAGGTAAAAGGTTGTTGAGGTTAACAACAGTAGACCCAAAGTTGTGGTAAGCAGCTACAGACTCACTAAATGTGTACTCCTTAAGTGTACCTACCTTAGTAGTAGCATGAAAACCTCTAACACAGTCCTTAAATTGTGTTTGGGATTTACTTTTATAGTATATGATCTCTTCGTCTATCATTAAGAGACCTTCTTTTGGAAAATCTCTAGTATTACTTACGTCTATGACTGTAGCATCAGTTTCGATCCCAGAGGACGCTGTAGTCGTCTCTACGAGGTCGTTTAGGCGGTCTATGTTATAATATTCATCTAGGTTCTGTATTACATCAACTGGGTTACCTTTTAACTCCAGTGCTTGATAATAATATTTGATGAATTGTATGAAGTCAGGATAGTCCTCTCTGATAAACTGAGGAATCTGCTCCTCAATTCTATCAGATACTTTAGTTCTCGATTCTGGCGAAACCGAAGCATCAATCGGGTCAACTGTAACCTCAGTTTGAGGTGTGACCCACGACGCAACTTTCCACGACGACTGTTCAGCTGGCATTACTAACTATAACTTGATTCTGGTACCACACCTGTTCCAGAAGTGTTTGAACCACTGGAAATTTCATCATCTATTACATTTACCACTAGATTATCTATACCTAGTGTCAGATAGGTCTCTCTGAGCGAAACTAAGTCATTAGATTCGGGAACTACAGAGAACTGCATGATATTGTCAGTAGAGTTGACTACTTCAGTAATAATAAGGTCGTTGATAGTAACTTCTCCTGCGGTATAGTCAATAATACCCCAGTTACCACCAATATACTGTTTTGAACCATCTGTGTTTACGTAATACAGACGTATGGTTCCTAATCCATCATCATTCAAGTAAAATACTTGATTTCCACCATCCGCACGTTTAAAACCGTTTGTTTGTAAGGTTGGTGTATCTAATTGTGCGTTAATTCTGTTTCCGAAGCAAATCTTGTAATTAAATCTCTGACTAAGAGAGATAGTTACGTTTTTACGCATTTTCACCTTCGTGATGTTTGATGTAATGGATGGTTCCGCATCATCAATCACTTTTTGCATTTTGGAGTACTTAAACTTACCACCAAATTTATTAAACTCGGCAGAAGTGTTCAATGTCTCTAATGTGCGGTAAACAACTAACTTAATTTGGTTCTGATCCCTTCTTGTAGTGTTTGGGTTGAAATAAACGTAAGAAACAAGGTCAATATACAGAACAGATGGATCCATGATCTTTGGTTCCACCGCACCCACTGAATAAGAACGTATTTTCTTCTGTACTGCGTCTTTTTCGGAAATAGACAGACGATCTGCGTTCTTTGGTTTGATTACAACGATTACTTTACCGTATTCTGGTGGATCTGCCTCTTCACCACCAAAAGCAACGATAGATTGGACGTTAGGATAGATCTGAGGGATAATTGCCTCATAATCCTTAGTAGTCACTGCTCTACCAAAACTAGAATAGAACTTAGGAGCAGAATACTTGATACTATCAATAGTTTCCGCAAAAGCACCACCATCAGGACGTGCTGTTAAGGTCAAAGTGATGCCAGAGGTGATTGGAGTGTTACGAGAGTCCTTTACAGTCCCCGCAAACGAGAATCCAGTCAATCCATTAGAAGCTCCTCCAGTAGAAGTTGGGTAAGTGACCTCAATCACATCTCCATTGACTAATGACTCACCAAGTACACCATCACCAAAGACTAACTCAGGTCTCTTACTCTCTGACTCCTCTAAGAAGTAAATTTTACTAATATTGTTTACTGCTGTTATATCTGTTGCCATCAAATATGCATCAGTGATAGTTCCACGTGTTACTTCTACACTCATAGCAGAAGTATCGGCATTCAAGTTGCCTAATATGAACCTTTGTCTCTCTGACTCTGTTTTTACGAAAGTATCAGTGATGAATATTCCTTCAAATGTCTCTACACCCGTAAATGTCGCTTTACCATCTAGGGTATTGACAGATACGATCAAATCTTTAGGTATGGAGAATACAAAGTTGTCTCCATCCTCTCCTACGAACGAAGCAAAGACCCCTTTGTTGATTTGTACTGATTCTGGGTATCCTCTACCATTCGCCCCTGTGCCATATATCGTCTGTACGACCACTGTAAAGGTCGCACGGGCACTTCTAGCACTCCTTGGGGTATATCCTATTAGTTTAGCTAACTTTACTACGTTTTCTCTTAGAACTGCAGTGTCTAAGAAGTTCTCGTTGATTGCTAGGTTGGCATTAACCGCTGAATAGTAACTATTATAAGCAAGTACGTCTAAAAGGGTGGACAAAGAAGATCCTTCAAAGTCATAATCCGAAAATTCGGACTGCCCCTGTAAATATGCTTTTAGTTGTGCCTTAATCTCGTGAAATTCTAACGAGTTGACTTGGGTTAGTGCCATTATCGTTTCAATATAACTTCTAGGTTATCAATAACGTTAGGTAAGCCTGTAATTAGATAATAAATCTCTACTCTCATATCATTGTCCCTTTCAATGAACTCTGATCTGACATCATAACAAACCACACGTGGTTCGTACTGGTTTATGCAGTTCTTTATTTGATTTTCTATAGCAGTCGACTGCCCATTCTCATACAACTCAAACAAAGCACCAATAATGTTCCCACCATACTGAGGTTGGAATGGTTTCTCATAAAAGTTGTATCGAACAATGTTCTTTACAGACTCTTTGATTGCTTCTTCGTTTTTTAATGTATTAACGTCATTCGTTATTGGATTTTTTCTAAAAGTTAGATCAAAATCCTTAAACGCACGACTTGGTAAGGCACCTTTTGCCATACTATACCTACGTATTCGACCTAGAAGTTATTTAGACACGTTTTTCAAAAGGTTTTCTCTTCTTTCCTGCTCTATCGCTTCTTGGATCAGTAATTAAGTACCTACAGTACTCATTTCCATGGTCATAGAAGTGATCTGACATGTCTACGGGTATATTTGCGTTTCTTTTTCCGTCTACAATTCTATTTGCCTTGGCCACGATACTTTTTCCTCGCTTTATTTCGGGATGTAGCAGAGAATTTGGAATGTTGTCCTTTTCCCTGTCTTGTTTTCTTTGGTTTCGATTCAATACTGTTTCCAGTGTTCCATGTTACTGCCATAATTTTTGTTATCCTGCGAATACGTTTGATGATCCTGCTGCGACTGATGTACAACCGCTTAATCCGTCTCCTACTCTACCACAACCTTTGCCATTTACAAAGACTGTAGAACTTCCACTACTTATAGAAGCAGAATGAGGTGGACATGGATTACCAGGTTTTAAATGAACTGTATTCTTATCTCCTTGACGAGAAATAGGAATACCGTTAGCAAAGACGTTACCTGAACCCTGTGCTCTAGACATTCCAGAACAATGGGCTACATCTGCGTCTCCGACTCTTGTTACTGCGGGCATGTTAGTTATAATAATTTGAAACGAAGGAACGTATACCTTCCCACTCATTATATATCTTCAATTCGAGAGTGAAGGTTGCGGGAGTCTGTGCTACTAAGTTCCCTGCGGGTCCTGACTCCCATTGAACTGTGATATCAAAGAACTCAGAGACATAAGCACTGCCATCTTGGTTCAGATCGTACATAACCTTACCAGAAGGCATGTTATCTGTACCTTCTACTTGTATTGGAGTGGAGTTAAGGTTAGTTTGACCAGGTTCTACGTATGTAAACACGTCATTAAAGGGATCTGATAGCGTCCCACTGATTGAAACGCTTGTTGTACCTGGCGTTATCGTTAAATTGGGTTGAGAACCCTGTACAGTGGCAC